TCTCAGTTCTATAGTTATCATACTCCTTTTGATTGTCATGAAACTTACCATCAGTTTCAATGACAATATTTATTGTAGGAATATAGAAATCAAGTATAAAGAACTGCACAATTACTTTGTTCTTATAAATATAACAAGGCTTTTGAAACTTATATTTTATATTGTGGCAGTCAAGAAATTCTTGCATCTTCTTCTCTAAAGGAGATGGATTATTCCTTTCTTTTAAAGCATACTTCTCTGCAATCTCTTTCATTTTACCATTATTTGCATTAGTCCTTTTTATAGAATTATGTAGAGTATTACACTTCATACCATCCCAGTCATTTGCAGTTATCTTATACATTTTAATCTTCCTTTTCCTTAGTTTCTATACTCTTGATATTTACTGGGTGTTTTACTACTTTTTCCAATACCTGATTAATAGTTTTATGCATGAGAGAATCTAGGGGATTTTTATAATAATCCACTATCCATGTAGTTAGATCTCCTGTCAATCTGATAGTTAAATCTACAACTTTTCCATCCTTTATGGTAAAACTATCTCTTAATTTTATATATTCTTTATCCATAACTATGAATTTTAATCTAAATCTGCTTCATCTAAAATATACTCTTTGGCATAAGTTATTCTATTACCATTGAACATTATTAAAGGATTAACCCAATACTTCTTGAGTACAGTACTCTTAGTTAATATATTTTTATTCAGAAGTTCTATGACACCATCCCTTACTGATTTTCTAGTCTTAAAATTACAATACTCCATGACAACAGAGTTGTCAATTATAACATAACCTTTATCTTTTGGAAGATTATCCATTATATAGAATAATACAGCTTGAGCTGTTCTTGACAATTTGGCAATATAGGGTATATAATCTCTAAAGACTTTAGTAAACTTTTCTTTATCAACCTTTTGGGTTAAAGCTATCCTTGCGGTAATATTATCTGAATATTTCTCCAATTCAACTCTAGCATTACCAAAGCTAAGCACCTTTTGCTTAGTACAACCATTCAACCTTTTAATTAAAATCCCTTCATACGGTGATATATCTGCCATAGGAAAGTCTTGTATTGTATTCATATCTTTTTATTTAAATATTACTGTGGCAAAAATACCATGAATATTTTATACTTACAATAATCTAATCAAAGTGGTTATAATGATATAATCATTTCGTTTAGATTTTTATCTAAAAAAATAAACACCTGATTATTTAAATAAACAAAACCTGAAATTATGGTTATTTAAATAACCATACAGGAGATGTAACTCCTTGATTACCTTACACTTAAATATTTTTTATTCTTCAATTCTTTAATTGAAGTAATTTGACAGCAAAATTTACTTAAAACCAACACACCACAGTTAGTCTTTTTAGTCCTATACCTTATTATATATAGCAGTCTGTTGGTCTCTTACAGTGAGCTAAACCAAGACTTCTTTTCTTTCTTATATCTTTCTTTTCTTGCAACTCTATCCTCTTGTTAGTCTTCAAGGGACACATCACCACTCCTATAGCTTGATGGGAAGAATAAAAGAAAATCTTTTCATCAGAGAGTTTTAAAATTCCAAGAGGGTTGACTGTCCTTGAGGAATAGTAGTATATTGCAGTCAGTTAGCTGTTCTCTATAAACAGCAGTGCCTCTGGGATGAGGATAATATTATGGCTAATAATAATGGCTCTGTAATGAAAGGTATTAAGAACTCTTGGTCTCTTATCACTTTTGCAAAGTCTCATGGTAAAATGCAAGTAGGCGAGTTTGTAAATAAAGAGACTGGAGAAACCTTTAAGTCTTGTATATTCACTAATCCAAGTGATGATACAAGAACATTTGTAGCTTTCTCTTCTAATCTTGGAATACTAAGCCCAAGAGAGATAGCTTCACAGAAAGATGAGCTTCAGGTAGTAGAGCTTGAGAGTGGAAACTATAGTCTATGCAAAGCAGGCAGTAATGCCTGGGAGGATGTAGACTTAGACCTCTAATGCACAGTAAAAAGTGCTGTGCAGAAATCATGCAAGTATTTGTGTCTTAGATAGTTAGAGTGTAGGAGTTGCGGAATATCCTCACCCCTTTAATCAAGAGGGTATAAAATATTCTGCAATTCTGCACTCTTTTTTATTTTCTATAGCACATTTTACTTACTCCTTTACTCTTACTTTCTACTTTCTTATACACAAACTATCTGTATTTTTTTGCAATAATCTTTGCAAACATTACAATTTCAATAACAAACTTAATTAAATATTACAATTATGGCAAGATATTCAATTAGACCTTATGATGACTATAAAGCTTGGGATAAAGCTGAAACTTTAGAAGAAGCCAAAGCAAAAAGAAGTAAACTTGCAATGTCTTTCTTCAGCAGAGCTGTGGTTATTATAGATAATGAAACAGGTAAAGAAATACTATGAGACCAGCAACATTACAGGATTTAAAGTTAGAGTTATGGCTTAGACAGCGTAACTCTAATAACATCATTTGGACTACCAAAGATAACAGGGATATATCAATCAAAGATATGGACAACAATCATTTAGTCAATACTATTAATATGCTTGAAAAACAAGCAGAAGAAGATTACTTTATGAAAGAACATATTGGAGATATGAGTCCAATGGATTATTACGATTAATATGATTACCCTCTCACAGATAAATCAGTATGCCTTAGATAATGATATAGGCGATGATACTGATATATTCTCTATACTGTCTCAGATGCAGCTGGAATATAAGGAAGTAATGGCGAAAAAGCCTATACAGAATATTCCATCTGCCTCTAAGACAGAATATTCAATACAAGATGTATTAGATTTGTTTAACTCCTAAATAACTTAAAAATGGAAACAATTGTTATTCTTAGAGACTACAAAGGTAGACCAACAGAGGTTAAAGTTCCAGCTGACTGTAAATATATTGAAGGTGTAATACTGTCAGGAGACATGGTTATGCATAAGCCTTTTTACAAGGATTCTTCCAGTACCAGGAAAACATGCTACTATGATGGTAGTTTCTATATAAGTAGAAAAAACTTTGATAGACTGAATAGCATGACAGACAGTTATGATATTCAGCAAAAGTTAGACTAATGCATAAAAGCAGTTAAGGTATAAAGTTCAGACGATTTAGTCTTTACTTTCAATATCTTGGCTGCTTTAAAGTTAAAACATTTTATTAATCACTATCTATTCTTTTTAACAATGGTGCTGACAAAAGACAAGGCTCTTGAGCTATTGAAGGCTCTTGACAAATATTGTAAGAAACATAAGATTGCAATGTCAAGGAACAAGTCAATAAGGTATATTGAACTTGCAAAGATTGTAATGGAGAGGTATAGTTATGTCATACTGATGCATAAAGGAACAAAGTTTATATGCAATAGTCCTAAGTATCTAAAGAAATGGGCATTGCATGAATCTTTGAGAAATATAACCCCATTGTTCTATAATATCGGTTACATGGCATTTTTAAAATAAGTAAAATTATGGATAAATCAGATTTACAGGCAATGATAAGATTTGCCTTACAGAATGGTATGATGAAGAGACCATTTCTATTAGTCTTCAAATGGTATTCAATCCAGAATACTTTAGACCATAACTTTTCAACATTACATTAAAGAAAAAATAAAATGAGAAATATTCTTCCAAATCCACCTGAAGTAATAGTACTTTCAGATGATATACTAAAAGATATATATGCAGACAATGAAGCTGATTACTTTATATCTGCTGAAAAAGAACATATTATTTAATTGTTTAAAGGGTTTCAATAAGATAAATTTAGGGAGTAATGGCGCAGGGCTGTTACTCCCTTGTTTATTTTTAAAATACTTTATTTGATTATGACAGTAGAACAACAAGCCATTGAAGACATCAAGGATGACTTATGGCAACATAGCAGATGCTTTATTGCATTTAGAAAAAATCTCAATCCTATTATGAAAAGAATGGTAATAAATTATACAAAACTACAGGAGAAACTTAATGGAAAGACCAAAGTTTAAAGTAGGAGATACTATAGTTCCTGTATTACCAGGAAGAGGAGTAGAGTGGGGTATTGTAACTAAGGTAGATAAAAAGCATTATTACCTTAAAATAATGCGTGGTGTAGCTATAATACCTATAAGTTCACAAGAAGTATATAAATTAAAGGAAAAATAATATGGAACATATAAACAAGTCTAACATGCAGCTTGTTGCAAGTTGTATATTCTGCAAATCCTCAGGCAAAGCAATGCTTATTGATTACAGAAATTATTACTACAATACGAAATAAGAGATAAAAAGAATGAAAAGGACAAAAAGATATATTACATTTTATAAAATAAGTTATACTTACATGATTCCTCATGTAAAAGAATATGGGATGATGTGTACTAGAAGTTGGTGGCAATGCCTTAAATTAGGCATTAGACATATAAAACAAGGTAAGGCTACTTTCTTTATAATAGAAAAGGTAAAGCCTAAGAATGTATTAATGTTTTTATAATAATACTTTAGCTAAAAATTTAAATGCTTTCATGTTATATTATTAACATGTATTTTTGCATTGTCGGTCAGTGATAATATGCTTGTAATTTGACTATAAAATTTCAATTCATTTGTACTTCTGCCATCTGTGAAGACAGCAGAAGTTTTCATTAGGTCAAGTAGCTCAGTTGGATTAGAGCAATGGTCAAACCATAGGTCAAGGGTTCAAATCCCTTCTTGACCACACCATTTGATTAAATTTTAAGTTATTGATTAAAAAGTATTACAGATACAGAGGTATCTAAAGTATTTTGTTATTATCGTAAGATATAATGTTATTATGTCAGTCCTTTCTGTTGTGATAACAGGAAGGATTTTTTATTGAATAATAAGTCGTCAAGACTATTAAATATTAACTAAACCCTTTAATAAAATGGATAAAAATTGCAGTAAATGGACTGAAGAAGAAGAAAAAAGACTTCTTCAGCAAGTGAGGGCATTTCCTCAAAACCTCAGTAAATGCTTTATTATAGTATCAGAGGTTATAGGAAGAAGTCCTAGAGCAGTTGAACAGCATTGGTACACAGTATTGTCAAAAAGACCTGATGTTACATGCTTTTTTACAGCATCTCCCAAACATATTGCCAGAAATAGAAAGAATGGAAAGGGAGTGGAGAGTAATAGAAGTATATGGCAGCGTCTGCTGACAATAATAAGAAATATTTAGCTTATGATAATTTCAGAAGAAGATTTGAACAAACTTATTTCCGCATGGAAAGACAGAATAGACAATCATCTACAGACAGATGATTATAGATGTGCAGTCAATGAGTGTCTTTATGACTTACATAATCTTATATGTAAGGCAAAAGAGGAAGAAGCATATATTATGGACTGTATAGCCAATTTACCTACAAGAGAAGAAGAAGATTATCTTATGGGATTGGAGGCAGATGAATGTAAGGCAGTCAGTAAGACTGCTTAGTAATAACTGAATAAAAAGTATTGTATGTATAGAGTAAGAGTGAGTTGTGGCTGTGCATTATGGATTACAATTTTAATAGGTATGATATGTTTTTCTTGTATAAAGTGTTGTGCACAGACCACAACCCATGTTACTTTAACATACTATCAGCCTGTTAAAAGTCAGTGTGACAGTAATCCGCTGATTACAGCTGATGGCAGTAAGATTAATCTACATCATTTAAAAAACAATAAGATTAAATGGTGTGCAGTCTCAAGGGATTTATTATATTTATTCCCTAAAGATAAACCTAAAAGAGTATGGATAGAAGGATTTGGAGTATTTGAGGTGAAGGATTTGATGAATAAAAAACATCATCATAGAATAGACATTCTTGTTCATCCTAAAAACAGTAAGAGAATATCAATTAAAAACGTTAAAGTAAAAATACTGAAATGACAAGAGAAGAAGTATATAATGAAAGTGTAGCAAAAATAGACAAGTGTAATTTCCTCCTGCTGGAACTCCCTACAGGGTTTGGAAAAACATTAAATGCTATTAAACTTGTTAATCATCTTGTTGCTACTAAGTACAAAGGCAAGAAAGTTTCTATGCTTCTTCTTGTAGCAAAGACAGTACATAAGCAAACTTGGCAAGATGAGTTTAAGAAGTGGGGAGGAATTAATGTTGACTTTCTTACAATGGAGTGTTATGAATCCCTTAAAAAGCATGAAGGAGAACATTTTGATATTATAATTTCAGATGAAGTACACCATCTCAATAGTGACAAAAGACTGTATTTATTAAGTACTCTTGCATTTGGTAATTTCATAGGACTTAGTGCTACTATACCAAGAAAGCTGAAACAGTATTTTAATTATGAATATCATGCTCAGACAGTATCTTGTGATATAGTTGATGCTATAGAGAATGAAGTACTTCCTGAACCTAAAATAGTACTCTTTCCTTTACAGTTAGATAGAATATATCCTACTGAAATATTAGAAATAAATCCTAAAGCAAAAGGAAGAACTTATTATGGTAAATATGATGAGCGTTGGAAATACAGAAAACTGAAAGTACATGCCTTTCTTACCTGTACTGAAAGAGAAAGAGTAAATGAGTATAATGCCCAGATACTTAGGGAAAAGAACTCCTACATGAGAAGTAGACAGGAATATCTTAAAAAGAAGTGGCTCTTTGACTGTGGAGAAAGAATAAAGTATCTTGCCAATCTGAAGAATGATATTGTAAAAAAAATTCTTCAAAAATTGGATAAAGAGAGAACAATTACTTTCTGCAAGACTATAGAACAGGCTAATACTCTTGGCAAATACAGCATTCACTCAAAGAATCTCAACTCACAGGCTATCTATGATGCTTTTAACTCTAAGAGAATTAATCATATAGCATCAGTCAATGTACTTAATGAAGGAGCAAATCTTGTAGACTGCAAGTATGCTGTATTTGCAAACTATTCTTCATCAGAGATATGTTCAGTTCAGAGAATAGGAAGGTCATTAAGGCATAAAACCCCTGTAATCATCATGCCTTATTATGAGAACACAAGAGAGCAGGAGATAATGGAAAACATGCTGAAAGACTTCAACAAAGATTCCATTTATACTATACATTCTTTTGATGAATTGGAGAATATTGTAAAATAATTCCTGTATGGCACAATAAATCTTGTATTATTGTGTTAACCATTACAGAAGTTCTTGCATAAAGAGCTGAAAGCAAAAAGTAAAGCAAAGGAAATCTAAGGAACTTATTAAAGCTCTTCAAGGTTATCCTTTGTTTTATTACCTTTATTGATATGCTATAGTATGCTCAATATAAGATACAATAATATATTGCAGACACTAAAAAATATTCATAAAATAGCAAAATGTAATGATTTTGAGAATAAAAAACGTATGATCATACCCCCTGAATATTTAGAGGAACTCAAGAAAAGAAATAATCATTAAGGTTCTTATTCCTCTTCTAACATTCACCATACCCTTTATAGTATCAAATAAAAGTATTAACTTTGCACTATGTATACAGAATTAAAGTAAATAGAAGCTGCTACAGGAGATTTTTATTAAATACTCATATAATAGAGTTACTTAATTTAAATTAATATTACTATTAAAAGAATTATTAGTAATTTTGCAAAAAACATTGTAATCATCTCTAAAAATATGATAAATAAATACTATAATGAACTTATTCATACTGCTAAAAACAGAAAGCATTCTATCACACAATATGATGATGGAAAGCGTGCAGGATTACACACAAGGGGCAATGTACTTTTGGGTGTAAGTCGTTTCTTAACATCTTTAAAGCCTAGATTTATTGATACTTTAGTAATGAGATTGCTTTTCTAATGGATAAAAATCAAAGGTTAGAGTTACTATATAAAGGACAACAAGAAATTTACAACATTTATAATAATGATATAAAAGATGCTATTATTTTCATAGAATCAGAATATCATAAATTTCCAGTTCCTTTTCTTAATGAGATAAGGGCTGCACAAGACCATTTTTCACGATGTCTAAGCTATCCTTTGGATAATTCCGATTGGAATATTTATGTTACAGGACAACTAAAAAAGGCAAAAGGGCATTATGACCGTTGCCTTTTGGATTGCTATAAGTACATTTGGTATCGCTATGGTAGTCATTTATCTCGTACACATTTTATTCCTAAAGTATTTGGTAAATTACAGGATATTGATAATGGTGATTTCTATAAGGAATACAAGAGACTACAAAAGTTAGCGAAAGAATGTAACAAGAAAGCAAGAAAAACAGAAACTACAGATAAAGCAGAAGCAAAAAAACTATTTAGAGATGCAATTGGATACTTAAAGCAAATGGATAATCTGTTTGAAAGTAATTATGACAAAATCAGTTGGTCTGTAAGAAAAGGTATTTTATTAAAAGCTTTATATGCTTTAGGTTGGATTATTAGTATCATTTATATGTTTATAAGAAATATTGACCCAATTAAATCTATAGTAACATATATGCTACATCTCTTTTAAAGACTAATACACATATAGGATTTTAGAAACTATTTATAACATTTACATATTAGCACAGCTCCAATCCAAGGGTTGTGCTTTTTTGTATATATAACCCTTTATAAAACAAACAGCAATGAAAATTACAATCAACACTGATGTTCTTCAGAAAGAGCATCTCTCCTTTGGTGATTTCCTTGTATTGCTTATGGGCTACTATGACCTAAGCTATAAGGAAATACAGGAGAAACTCATTAGGGATGGTACAGTACAGCCTAATGTGTTTAATAAAGATGCTATGGTATTATCCAATAATACCAAAGACTTAGTAGCAAAGATTCTTATGGAATCAGATAATAAGATTCTAAGCTGTGGCTTGGATTTCAATACTCTTGCAGCAAGATTGCAGGAGATATATCCTTCAGGCAACAAACCTGGCACTTCATACAGTTGGAGGGACAGCAATGAAATTATAGCACAGAAGCTAAGAACTCTTGTTGCAAAATATGGATTCTTCTTTACAGAGGATGAAGCAATAAAAGCCACAGAGGAGTATGTCAGTTCTTTTGAAAATAAAGAGAAGATGCAACTTCTCAAATATTTTATACTAAAGACAGATAGTCATAATGACAATATAAACTCAATGTTTATGACAATTATTGAAAACAACAGATAGAAATGAATGTAACACTGAATGAAAAAGAATGCCTTAAAAACAAACTTACTCTTCAGGATGTACTTATAGTACTTGCCATAAGGGAAGGTAAGGTGAAAGAGGTAGTAAATAATCTTATTGCAAGAGAAGTTCTTGTAGAAAGGAATGGGGAATATTATGTCACGCAGCATTGGAATGAAGTCATAGATGTAATACTCTGTGATTCTGTCAATAAGGGAGTAGACCTTAGTGATGAAAGACTTCTTGTTTTAGCAAAAAAAGTACAGGAATGTTTTCCTGTAATGAAAATGAGATATGCCAATGGCACTGATTCTCCTTTTTATTTCAGATGCAATAAGACAGAAATAAAGAATAAGTTGAAGAAATTCCTCACAGTATATGGTGATGTTGCTGATGATGATATAGTGGATGCAACTAAAAGATATGTTGCTACTTATGCATCAAAAGGTTATCTTGGTATGAGATTGGCAAAGTACTTCATTTTGAAGGAGGATAGAAAACTAATGGCTGATGAGGAAGTTCATGTAGAGGAAATATCAGACTTGGCAACATTCCTTGAAAATAAATCAGAAGAGGAGGAGAGTATTGTAAATGGCGATGATTGGTTAATGAACAGTAGAAATTAAATATTTAAAATTATGATTAAAGTAAGTTTTAAAGAGCCTTCTTATAAGAAGACAGAGAGATTTAATGATAAAGTTACTATTGTAACTCTTACAGGAAAAACAAAATTACCTAAAAAATTAGTACACGCAATGCCTATGGGCTTTTATGATTGGTTATTTAAACATACAAATCCTGTAATTGAATATGGTTATGAAGGAGACATAACTATTACAGCTAAAGGAAAGACTGTAAGGTCTGATAGGGATAAAGACAATCCTGTACTGGCTGAAAGAATAGCAGAGAGTAAAGCTAAACTGAAGATATATATCTTTATTCACTCTTTTATAAGTAAATATGTTCTTGAATACAATAAACTAATAACAGGAAATAATGGCCTTATGATGCATGAAGGAGATGTAACTGATGATTCTCTCTTTGGTATGGCTGATAAATATCAGTATTTTATTACTACAGAAAAAGAGCATCTTGAATCTTTAATTTCACAGTCATGAGTTTAATTCAGAGAGTATTACAAAATGCTACTGAAAGAAGAGAAAGAATACTTAGTGGAAAAGTAAATTGCATACCTTCACCATTCAAAACCTTTAGATATGACTTTCCAGGTGTAGAACTTGGTACTTATTATCTTATATCAGGAGGAGCAAAAAGTTCAAAATCAAAGATTACAAATTTTCTATTTTTATTTAATAGTGTTATTTATGCCTATAACCATCCAGAATTAGTCAGACTAAAGGTATTCTATGCCTTACTGGAAGAGAAGGCTGAAAATATTACAGGAAAGTTTATATGTTATCTACTATATATCCTTTCAGATAAGAAGATTAGAATAGATATAAAAACTTTTAAGTCTGTAGATACAGATAGAGTATTACCTAAAGAAATTTTGGATTTATTAAACACATTAGAGTATCAATCAATATTACAATTCTTTGAAGATCATGTTGTATTTATACCCGATAGAAATCCAACAGGAGTGTATCATACCTTGGAAAAATATGCAGAAGCAAATGGTACTATTCATAAAAAGAAAATTGAAGGATATGATAAAGAAATCTTTGATTATTATGAACCAAATGACCCTGATGAGTATGTTCTATGTATAGTAGATCATATATCTTTGATAAGCTGTGAAAGAGGTATGGATTTACGTAATTCCATCAAAAAACTTTCTGAATATATGAAGATTGTGCGTAACAAGTATAATTATATACCTGTAGTTGTACAACAACAAAACTCTGAAAGTCTATCTTTGGAAGCATTTAAAGCTAATAAAATTAGACCTACACAGAAAGGATTAGCTGATAGTCAGGATTAAACAAAAAAAATAAATACGTTTATTAGATTAGCTTAATACAAATTTTACATATAAATAAATATCAAGAGCATTCTATAATCTAACATTGAACCTTATATGTGTGAATGTACTAAGTATAAAATAAGATAATAAATAGTATTAACCAGAGGTCCTGAATAAATTCCGTGAATCTGGGAACACCATAGTTATTAGATGGCTACCCTAATCCAAGTATAATAGAAATATTATAAAGGATCATCGACTAGTGAATACCTTCTTACCAAATGGTGTTGAAGAAGATGAATCACCAAGAGTGCGGAATAAAAACCTATATGTACCAACATTTAGTGGTTTTTAATGAGATAGTCAGAACATATAGTATAATACATAAACTATAGAAGTGAAGGATAAAGAGCCTTCATAATAACAAATTGCCTGGTAAAGACTGTGATGTAATGTTTGGTATTACTTCTCCATATTCCTGGGAATTAAAAGAATACCTTAGATATGATATAACAAAGCTAAGAAGCTATTGTAAATTTCTAGAGCTTGTGCTGGGAAGAGATGGTGAGAGTAATGCCATACTTGGAATGTATTTTGATGGAGCAGTAGGTTATTATACTCCATTGCCTAAGTATGACAACCTTACAGAACTTAATAAAGTATATCAGTTAATACAAAGGAATCAAGAGAGCACATCTAAGTAACTCTCTTCAATCTTTATAGTAGAATTAAAATCAAATAACTTATACCTTTTTGCATAAGTATATTTGCAGTCCAATAATCAATTTAAAACAATTAAAAGTAAAGAAATGAGCAACATTGTTCTACCTACAGAACGTAGGAAAGCAACAGACTATAACCCTAGGTTAATAGTCCTTTATGGTAAACCCAAAAATGGTAAGTCAACTATTATGGCTTCTATTGATAATAATCTTATTATTGACCTTGAAGATGGTTATAGAGCACTTGATGTAATGGCTGTACAGGCAAGGAATGCTAATGACATCTTTGAAATCAAGAATCTTATTATTCAGAAAAACCATGAAAATGGAGATAAGCCTTTCTATAGATTCATTACCATTGACAATGCTACAAGACTTGAAGAGATGTCTTTAATTTATGCCGCAGCTCTTTATAGAAAGACTCCAATGGGTGCTAATTATGGTTATAAAAAAGACAAAATAGGTAATATTTTAAAAGATAAAAATGGTAATAAAGTTATTGATCCTAAAGCAGATGTAAGACAACTTCCTAATGGAGCAGGATATACATACCTTAGAAATGCTCTTAAAGAAATGGTCAATATGTTTAAGCCTCTTTGTGATACTCTTATTCTTGTATGTCATGTAAAAGATAAACAAATAAAGAAGAATGATGAAGAAACTACAGAAATGGCAGTAGATTTGGCTGGTAAATTAGGCGACATTATCTGTGGAGAGGCAGATGCTATAGGCTATGTCTATAGACAAGATAACAAGACTTTTATATCATTTGTTGGAGGAGATAATGCTATCAGAGGTTCAAGACCTTTGCATCTTAGAGAAAAGGTATTTCAAGTAGCAGAATCTGATAAAGACGGTAATATTAAAGTAGATATGAGTCAGATATTCCTTAACAATACTAAAGCATAAAATAAATAATAATAACAACAACTAAAAAACAAACAATTATGGAAAAGAGAATTTCTTACAGTCAGTTTCAGAGTGTACGTTCAGTAGCTAAAGCTTGTGACCCACTTATTACAAAGCGTAATAAAGTATCTGAGAAGATTAACAAACTTGTAAAAGAGTATAATGATTATAATACTCAGATAGAGTCTCTTGAAGCTGGTATTAAACAGATTATCGGGTTTAGTGTAGAAGAACTTGTAAAGAAGGTTATTGAACCTGGAGTAGATGCTAACGGTCAACCAAAGAAAACTACAAAGTATCTTCCTACAGATATTGTATCTTATGATGAGAAGAACAAACAGTATGTTATTTCTGTTCCAGAGCCAAATACTTCTATAGGGGAAGGTGTTGAGGTACATGAAGATACTACTACAGATGCTCCTGTAGAAGATACAGAGGATAAAGTAGAAGATGCTCCAGTTAATAATACAATCTTTGAGTAATAATTCAATTAACAAATAATATTCACAATTAAAAAATTAAAGTAAACAGTTATGGAAATTTCAAACAGTTATTCATTTCTTGCTATTGGCAAGACACAGGAGTCAAAGGAAACAGCAGTATTTAAAAGATATGTAGGTGTAGCATCATCTTTTGTTGTTGCAGTAAATCCTACAAAGAAGGAACTTGAAGCTATCTATGGTAGAGAAATAGCCAATGATCCAGAGTATGTTGTAAATACTGATGAGGGTAAAGAAGCTCGTGTTACATTTATAGTGAAGACAGATCCTGCTACTAATAATGGTATTGAGATGATTAATCGTGTAATGTTTACATTGAGAAATACTCCTGCCTATAATAAAGACAAAACTAAAGTACAGGTTATTGACAAGTATGGCAATACTACATGGGCTAATACAGAAGATGCTAAGGCAGGAAAGAAACTTTACTCAGTTAATGGCAAGGAACTGATGCTTGATTCTTCTTATCGTATGGCATGTGTTGGAGAAGCAGATCTTATTGCATTTTTGAAGGCATTTCTTTGTGTTGGAGGAGCATTCAACTATGTGAATAATGCATGGGTAAAGAAAGATAATGCAGATGATTTTCTCTTTGGTCTTGAGCATATCAAGGATTATTTCAATGGTGATTTCTCAGAGATTAAAGATGCTATTGCTCTTCAGCCTAATAATAAAGTAAAACTTCTTTATGGTGTACGTACTACTGATGATGGCAAGCAGTATCAGACTGTAGCCACACGTGGTACTATGATTCTGCATAATAATGCAGGTTCCAAGGCTCTTGAGAAACTTGAAAGAGAGCTTGCTAATGCAAAAAACAATGGGTCTTTTGCCAATACTGATTTTAGAGTACAGGAGCTTTCAGAGTATACAGTAGATGCAACAGACCTTTCAGCAGCCTCTACAGAAAATACTTCAGAAGAAGGAGCTGCTGACAGTGATATGCCTTGGGATTAAACTTAATTTATGAATCTTTTTAATGTAATAATCTTATGGTAGTAGGAAAAACCTCTTCCAGTATCTCACTTACAGAGATATTCAGTAAATTCAGTGAAGTACAAGTCTTGTGTACTGTATTTCCTGAAATTACTGAAATCCCTTATAAGATGAAATCCCCGTTTAGAGTAGACAATAACCCCTCTTTTGGTATTTATCTTGATAATAATAATCATGTAAGGTATAAAGATTTTGGAGAACCAAATACTCATGGAGGTATAATGGATTTACTTTGCAAGTACTGGAACTGTACCTTTAACCAAGCCTTAGATAAGGTATATAATCTAATGGTTAAAGATGCTAAAGTAACCATTAAACCTAAACAAATAAAAACCTTTACAAGGAAAGAGGTTAATAGCTTATCTAAAGTAGAAGTAAAGGTTAGACCATGGCATGACTATGACTATAAGTATTGGGAATCCTATGGGATAACAAAAAAATGGCTGAGATATGCAGAGGTTTATCCTATTTCCTATAAGATTATTACTAAAAAAGATTCTATTACAGGCAAGAGTAACAGATACATATTTCCTACAGATGAATATGCTTATTGTTTTGTGGAAAGAAAAGAAGGTAAGTTACAACTTAAAATTTATCAGCCCTATAATACTAAAGGATATAAATGGTGTAGTAAGATGGATGCAAGTGTTATAGGCTTGTGGACTAAGATTCCTGAATATGGGGATAAAGTAGTAATCTGTTCTTCTCTTAAAGATGCTTTGGTTATCTCTTGCCAACTTAATATTCCAACTCTTTGTCTTCAGGGTGAGGGATACAATATATCTGATACTGCTATAAAAGAACTGAAAAGAAGGTATAAAAAAATATTTATCAGTTTTGATACAGATGAAGCAGGGATAGCAGATGGAAAGAAACTTGCTGAACATACAGGTTTCATAAACATTGTTCCTGATTTAGGAACTGAAAAGGATTTTAGTGATGCATATAAAAAATATGGAAAAGAATGGTTTAAAGAAAACATAGCACAGATATTCAATTAAGTATGAAAGAAATTTGGAAACTAATAGAAAAATATCCTCATTATTATGTAAGTAATTTAGGAAGGGTTAAGAGTGATTTCTATAATAAAGAGACTATTTTAGCCCCAAGACTAGAGTGGAATGATAGACTTTTTGTGAATCTTTATGATAGACAAGGTAAAATGCACTCAACTAAAATACATAGATTAGTTGCAGAAGCGTTTATTCCTAATCCTTTAAATCTTCCTCAAGTAAACCATAAAGATGAAAATCCTAAAAATAACATAGTTTCAAATCTTGAATGGTGTACAGCTAAATATAATCTTACTTATAATAATTTACAGAAAAGGCAACATGCCTTACAGAAAAGAAAAATAGGAGCTTTTAATAAAGATATGAAACTTCTATTATATTTTCATAGTGGGACAGAAGCTGCTGAGTTTATAGTATCCAAGGGGCTTTCTACTGCCTTCAGAAATGCTGTTGGTAATATTTGTTATGCAGCAAAAAGTGAAAAGCAAAAAATGACCTATGGATATTTATGGAGATACTTGGAACCTTCCCATAGAAAAGATAACTAATTATTATAAATCCTTAGAAGACAAAACTCAATTTAAACAATTAGAAAAAATATTCAATTAACAATTAAAACAACAACAATTATGGAAAATCGTGAAATTTTGATAGCAAATACTAAAACTCAGACTAGAAGTAAAATAACAACTGATGCCACTACTCTTGGTGAACTTAAAGCTGCTCTTGATGCATCTAATATTGATTATAGAGATATGACATTTACTGAGGGTATCTCAAAGACACAGCTTCTTGATGATGATACTCAGCTTCCTCAGAATCTTATGTATAAAGGAAAAGCTACTAATAATCTTGTAATTCTTCTTACTAATACAACAAAGAAAATAGCTTCAGGTATTTATACAGGAGATAGAAAAGCTTGCTACAGCATTATTAAGGAACAGAATCTACAGGATGATGTAAAGGAGTATTTCGGAAGAAACTTTACTCAGGTTCCTACAACTGACCTCCAGAGTTTCATAGAAGACAGAACAGGAGTTTCTTCAGATAATAATGATAAGGACGGTGATAGAGGAGCTGATGCAGGCACAGATGAAAATGAAGCCCTTCCTACAAAAGATAGAAAGAGTGAAATAGCTAAAGCTGTTCTTAAACTTATTACTGTTCTTTGGAATGAAGAGGTTATAGAAGATAAAGAAGTGATGGATATAGCTGCTGCTCTTTCTACCACTTGTGCTGTAGCAAAGAAAATGGAGGATAATCATACTGAGTCTGTAAGTACTTCTGATGGCACTATTGATGATGATGATATTGACAATATGCTCAATGATTTGAGCCTATAGCATAACTGTTTGATATCTTTTGGTTGTATAGGGAGTGGAAGTAATACCTTCTGCTCCCTTTTTTTCTTCAAATAAATATAAAATTGTTATGCAATACACAATTAATCAGTTGTATAAGCATTTATATCAAAAAGTATATAATGTATATGAAGTATTTAAAAACTTCTTTAATGAAGAGAATGTAGATTTACAAACTCAAATAGCTCAATCTGGATTAGAAGTAAAAACTAAGAACTTTTTAACAAATAAAGGTATTGTACTAGATAGTAATGAAGATACAGAGTATGAGCTATCTGATACTATTATTTCTGAATTGGAAGAAGATGTAAGTAATTTAAGAGTTTTCATCTATGTGTGGTGGAAGGAAGTTACTGTTACAAATGAAAATAACAAGTCTGTAGATATTCAAGATTTGTATGCTAAGATAGAGATTCAATTAGATGGCAGAATACCTTATGAAAGTGTAGGGTTTTATCTTAACAGAGCAACTTATACAGAAGACCAATTCTTGAGTAACTATATGCATAGTCACATACAGCATATTCCTAAAGAAGATTTTAGCTTTTTTATGGCTCCATGCTTAGGAAAAGGTCCAATAAAAAATACTATAGCTACACTTAAAAATAGTTGTGATGAAATAGAATGGATGTTATTTTGTCAGGAATTATCTATGTATGTTACTGTAGAATCTCTTCAAGGAATACCATGGAAGCGTCTTGAAGAAATTGGAAGTAACAATTTAGTGCTTTCTCATACAGAATATAATGGTATTAACTCTATTCAAAGCTATAGATCTTTTATAACCAATGACACTCTTAAAGATTTTATTAAATATTATATTCAACATGGACATTTAGTTATAAGCTATAAAAATGGGCATTTTACTTATGGTATGCCATACTTTGACTATATTTTAGATATAAGCAATTCCTTTATTGACTTCTATAATAAATATTTCAGCAAACATTATAAGGATCCTTCATTATTTTATAATTCAGGATTTTTAGTTACAGTAAAAGTTTCTAATCACAAATTTTATAGACTTGCTGAGGATTTTAGTTGTGATCCACATTTATTAGATTCTTATGAAGGTAAGCATGTATTGAACTTTAAAGGAAAGGATATTTGTCTGAAAATAGAAAAAGATAATGGTGAGAAAGTATTAACTACAATAGTAGCACATAGTTTTGCAATGTATGTCCTTTATAGCATTCTTAAAGTAATTAATTATAGATACACAAATAAATATAGATACACAAATAAATATGGAACAGAATATAAACCAATTAAAAGATCTTCCGCCTCTTGTAAAAGGGTCCTCTACTTATAAACTTGTAGTTCCTGAAACAGTAGAAGAGAAAATAAGATATTTACTTAGAAAGTTCCCTTCAACAGAATGGTCTGGAGTATTGTTTATTACTCATGAAGGTTCTTTTGAGAATAATGATCTTATTATTACTTGTAAAGACATTTATCCTATGGATTTAGGTAATGCTACCTTTACAGAGTTTAAAATGAATGAAGATGTAGCTGCATATATGGCAGATAATATAGAGTTATTTGACTGTGATATGGCTCTAGTGCATTCACATCATGTCATGCAAACTACACCAAGTGGTACAGATATAAATACCTTGAGAGAAGAAGGCAATGAAAGAAACTGTTTTGTTTCTCTTATTGTAAATAATGCAGGTACTTATTATGCTGCTATTACTCGTAAAATATACACTAAATCTGAAATTATTGTAAAGAGACTAGAGACTTCCTATGAGTTCTTTGGTGAAGGTGCCAAAGAAATAACTTCTAATAATTCTCCTACAACAAAGACTATTGATAAAGAAGTAATAGAATACTATGATCTTGAAGTAGAAAGGCATGAAGTCAGTAATCACCTTGCTTATTTAGATGCTCGTTTTGAAGAAATTAAAGAAAAGAAAAAGGAAGAATCTAATATAAATAACAGGTATGACATAAAGAATAACTATAATTCCTTTAAAGATTGGTTTCATGGTAATTCTAATATAGGTTATAAAGAAGGCTCTCTTTTTAAGGATAATTCAAATAGTATTCTATCTTCTGCTGATAAGGAAAAACTCGAAGATTTAGGCATTGATTGGCAGCCTGATAAAAACAAGATACATAAAGCAGCAATAAGCATTGTTGCATGTAGCCTTATAATCAATACAGAAAAGTTTGATTTGAAGCAATGGGTGCTCAAACACATGACAAAAGTCTATAATAGAATATTTGAAGATAGTGGTTATATTGAAGAGAGTAATATGAAATTTCATGAATGGAGAGATTTTATTATTCAATATACTCTTGACCATTTTAATGTGGAAGATGTTCCTGATGCAGTCTTTGAGGAACCTGATTTAATGCAAAGTAGAATAGCACAGGCTATTTATAATGAATTAAAGGAGTTTGAAAATGTTAATCCTTATATGCAGGATTATTGTGCTTCTTTATATGATTATATTATGGAATAAATAGAAATTATTATGAATAATACAGATATTATTTTACGTACTAATGAAGTAAATAGCCAAACAGAAACTTCTGCTTCTTTTTCTGAAGAAGATATTGATGACATTCTTACAGAGAACGGTTTCTCTGAGAGCAGAAATTCTAATGAAGACTTATATCAGGAAGCCTTGGATAATGCTACTGATGAAGAAGAAAATTCCCATGATGAAGATGATGAGGAAGAAAATACTCCTAATGAAGAAAATGAAAAGTTACCTCTTAATTCTCCAACTCTTCTTATTGATGATTCTACTTCCAGATTTTCAGGTACTGAATGGTATAATGAAATACAGAAAGCAAGAGTTATCATTGCTGGAATAGGAGGTATTGGCAGTAATGTTGCCTTTCAACTTGCAAGAATGGTTCCTGCCAATATTACTATGTATGATGATGATGATGTAGAAGCTGTAAATATGGCAGGTCAACTATATTCTAGAAGTGATGTAGGAAAAGCTAAAGTTGATGCCATTGCCAATATGATAAGAGCATATACATCTATAGGACAAATCAATGCAATAAAAAAGAAATTTACCAGTATTACAGAAGCAGGAGATATAATGATTTGTGGCTTTGACAGTATGACTGCAAGACATACTTTCTTTTCTTCATGGTTAAGTCATATAAAGGTGAAAACTCCTTATGAAAGAAGTAAATGTCTGTATCTTGATGGCAGACTTAGTATTGATACTTTGCAGATATTTTGTATCACAGGGGATGACACCTATAATATTGACAGGTATGCAGATGAATTTCTTTTTCCTGATTATAAGGCTGATGCTACTGTATGTTCAATGAAACAGACTACATATCTTGCTTGTATGATAGGGTCTCTTATGGTTAATTTGTTTACTAATTTTATAGCTAATACTCTCAATCCCATAATTCCTTATGACTTACCATTTTTTACAGAGTATGATGCACAGAATATGATATTTAAAACAGAGAAATAATGACTGGTTTAGAGACAATAATTAGAAGTAATTTTGAAGTTATACCAATAATGGACTATAGTCTTGTTTCTACTTATATAAATGATGATAGAAAATTAAGTACTATTACTATTCCTGTCTTTGGGGAAATTATTACTATGCCTACTATGTTTCTTGGAGTTTTTATGCACATGGTAAGGAATGAAAAATGTGAAGAATTAGATGCCTTTGTATGTACAACAACTACAAATAGTAGAGATTCGAGCTATAAATCCTTAGATGCTAATATACGTAATATATTTAACACTAGCCGTGCCTTTAGTAATTATTGGGGTCCTTTTGTAAAAGTACATGTAAATCCAGATAAGGTATATTATTGTTGTAAAGGAGCTATTTTTAGTGATAATTTAAAACCCTTGGTCATGCTTTCATGGCAAATTATGAAATTAGATAGTATAAAATATAAATTTATACAACCTGTACTGGAGGTAGATTCCAAAGTCTTCACTCAAAAGGAAGATGCTATGGATCGTTACATTATCAATAAAATAATTCCTGCTACTTTAAATATAAGAAATTTAATAGCTCCTGGTTTTAGGTACGGACAATCAGTATTTAATTTTGAATATACAGGTTTAAATTATCTCCCTAAAGTAGAAATAGGTAATATTCCATTTGCTGTTGAAATTCCCGATATTCCTTCTGTATCTACAACAAATAAAGAACTACTTGATATTGTATTAGATAATATTGATGAAGTTATTCAATGACAATAAATGAATATTTTGGAGATTGGTGTAAGGTCATCAACATTCAAGAGGCTGATGGAATTATTAAGAGATTGGTAAGTTCAAAACAAGTAATATGTCCTAGAGTAAAAGATGTTTTCAAGGCTTTTACCCTTTGTCCTCTAAGTAACTTAAAGGTCTTGATATTAGGTCAAGATCCTTATTTTACTATTAAAGACAATGTGCCTGTAGCTACAGGAATTGCTTTTGCCAATACTTTCAGTACTCCTCAAGAATGCTTCTCTCCTTCTTTAGAAGTTCTAATGGAGTCTGTTATTAACTTTTCCTTACCTCATGAAACCATTATCTTTGACCCAAGTTTGGAGAAGTGGGAAAGTCAAGGGGTGCTGATGTTAAATTCTGCACTGTCTTGTCAGGTAGGAAAACCAGGCTCTCACAGTCTTATGTGGAGACCTTTTATAAAATCCTTTCTCACAAAACTTTCTACTATTAATAGTGGTATTATATATATCCTGATGGGTACTGAAGCTCAAAGCTTTGAGTATTGTATAAACCATAATTATAATTATGTATTCAAGACTAAACACCCGTCATGGTATGCAAGAAATAAATTGAAAATGCCTTCAGAACTGTGGTATAAAGTCAATGATATACTGACAGGACTTTATGGTTATGGTATAGAATGGTACAATAATAATAATTTAAAATAAAAAGAAAAAATGAAGAAGTATTTTATGAAAGGCTCCAATAAGGAGATTAAGTTTGGTGACATGGTAGAGATGGATTTCACAAAAGATTTGCCTGATGGTAAATCAAAATATTATCACATGGAATGTAAATTCTTGCCTGAACTTTTGCCTATATTCCTTGATTGTGATGTTATTGAGGAGGTAGAGGTAAATGAAGAGGATTTTGAAGATGGAGATACTGACATCAAAAATCAGATAATGGAAGTGCTTGAAAGTGTTTCTGATGCAGTTCAGGAACTGCAAGATTCTAATGAAAAGGCTCTTAAAGCACAGGAAGAATCTTTTAAAGCACAAGAAGATCTTGAGCTTAGAGTAGATAAGCTTGAAGGTATTATTCAGAGACATACAGCAGTACTCTCTGTACTTACAAAGGCTGTTTCTCTTCTTAATGACAAACTAAAGAAGGATGCAAAGAAAACAGCATGAAAATAAGAAGATAAAGAACGCTTCTCCTTTAGAGTATGATGGTATTCAATTCAAAAGTAAATTAGAAAAGATGACCTATCAAACTCTGAAGGAGAATAATTTTCCTGTAGAGTATGAACCTACAAAATTTACTATATGGGAGGGATTCAGACCTACTGTACCTTTTTATAATAAGGACAAAGTTACAAGGATGTTAAAGTTAGAGAATAAAAAAATAATATCAATAACCTATACTCCTGATTTTGTTTTCATATATAATGGTTATTTAGTAATTATTGAGGATAAGGGCATTGAAAATGACTGCTTTTATCTAAAGAAAAAGATGTTTAGAAAGTGGCTTGAAGAACACTATCCTAAGAGTGTTTTCTTTGAGGTTTATACTAAAAAACAACTCCTACAGGCTATAGAAATAATTAAAAACTTAACCTAATGAAAATAACAAAAGAACTAAGTGATATTAGCTGGCAGGTACCTGAAAGTACTTATAGAGCAGATTCTGCATTAAGCTATTCTACTTTAGCAAGATTTGAAAGGGAAGGCTTTAATAAACTTGACCATCTATTTGATAAAGTGTCTTCACAGTCTCTACTTGAAGGCTCTATGGTAGATTGTCTTATAACAGGTTCTGAAGATGAATTTAATGATTTATATTATGTTGCTGACTTTCCTTCTGTTGGAGATAAGGAACAACAGGTGGTATTAGCATTGTATGATAGATTTCATACTTCTTGTGAACAGTTCTCCTATATTCCTAAGGATGCTATTTTAGCAGTAATAAAGGAATTTGAATGGCAGAAAAACTGGAGGGATGATACAAGAGTTAAAGTGCTATCAGAAAGAACAGCTATGTATTATAACATAAAAGTACAGGCAGGTAATAAAACTGTTGTAGACAGAAAGACCTATGATAGAGTTATTGCAATGGTAAGAGCTTTAAAGACATCTCCTGCCACTCAAGGATACTTTGCTGATAATGATGAACTTTCCCCTATAAGAAGGTATTATCAGTTGAAGTTTAAAGCTAAGTTTGAAGGTGTTAACTATAGAGTAATGATGGACTTGGCTGTTGTGGATTATGAGGAAAAAAAGATTTTCCCAATAGACCTTAAAACTAGTGGGCATCATGAGTGGGATTTTCAAGATAGCTTTAGACAATGGTGTTATTAGACATAGTTAGATTATATTAGCGAATATTTTAGATTGTTGTAAACTTAATTTTACTCTCATATTTTTGCAAAAAATTGCATAAGATATGAGAAAAGTAAAATATAAAATTTCAGATGAAGAAATAATAAATATATATTTAAGTACAAAAAGTTTAAGAAAGACAGCTAAGGCTGCATTAGGAAATTCTGGAACACATACTATAGCAAAAAAACTTAGAAGCTTAGGAATTGAAGTAAAAAATTATTTATTAAAACCCATAAAGGTTACTGATAAAGAGCTTATCACTATGTATAATTCTGGAATGTCTTTACAGGAAATAGCTAAAGCAGTATCTGGCTCAAAAGGAGCTATGGTAGTAAGACAAAGATTACAAAATTTAGGTATAGATACTAGTTATTCTTCTAATATAGATAAATATAGAGAAAAGATGTCTAGAAATTTTCATACCTATACATTAGATGAAAATTTATTTGATACTATTAATACAGAAGAAAAAGCTTATTGGTTAGGATTTCTTATGGCAGATGGCTATAACCATGAAGATAAAAATACTATTTGTCTTAGATTGCAGGCTGAAGACTTAGAAATATTGGAGAAATTTAGAAAATTTCTAAAATCTAATGCTCCAATCTATGAATTTACTAGAAAAACACGAGTTAACAAACTTCTTAGAAAATATGTTGAAGTAAGGGTTAACTCTGTCCATTTAAGTATACAACTTGCAAAATTAGGCTGTATTCAAGGTAAATCATATCTTTTAGAATTTCCTACTTGTATCCCAAATCATCTGATGAATCATTTTATTAGGGGATATTTTGATGGAGATGGCTGCATCTGTATAACACATCGTAAAAATAGAGGTATAAATAGTCTGTCTTATCAATTAACAATAGCAGGAAAAGAGGATGTTATACTTAAAATGCAAGATTATATAATTAAAGAGACAGGAATATCTAAAACGAAGCTAGAATATCCTAAGAATAATTTTGCAAAAATAGTGCATTATGCAGGCAGAAAAGTAGTAACCAAAATATTAAACTATTTGTATAAAAATGCAACAATATATCTAAAAAGAAAGCATGATAAATATCTAGAATTAGTAACACGGCAGAGTAATCTGCAATAATACAAAATTCCGTGAACTCAGGGAAAACCCTTAGAGCTTAAATTACCAAGCATTAATAGCAATATTAATGTGGCAAAAGTAATGACTTTGGTATGGTAATAATATTTAAGATTGGGCAACCTCTGAACCAAGTTTCCTTATAGGAAAAAGGCGCAACGACTATCCTTTATGGAGTACATTCAAGTGAGTGGAAGTGCGGAACCCCTATTAATTAGGGTGATGATATAGTCTAATCTTATAGGAAACTATAAGCAGTTTTAATAACGAATATAGAGTAACGAACTATATTGAATGTAAATGATGATTCAAAGTCGCCTATACTGGAGGGTGTTAAAAGCTAATCTTATGTTTGATTCTTACTTCAAGGATTTCACTCTTGAAAACTATAGGTTTATTGTAGTCAACAAAGAATCCCTTACTCCTTTAGTATGGGAATTTCCATTTACTAAATCAAGAGGAACTCTTATTGATAATGAAGGTAAGGAGTATAGAGACCCATTTGAGATAGGTAAAGAGCTTCAGGGCTACTTAAATCTAAAACCAAGAGTACCTAATGGTATAGATATAGATGGTATTAATACTATCGATTGTTTAAAAATAAAAGAATAATATAACTGTATAATAAATTATGTAATGTTAGTAATAAAAAGAAATGGCTCAAAAGAGGAACTTAATCTTAATAAGATTGAAGTAGCTATAATGAAAGCCTTTAAAGCTGTAGATTATAAGCTTTCTGATGTAGATAAATTCAACATTAAGAGATTTATAGATGGTTTTGAAAATCCTGTAGCAACAATGGAAGGAAGTTCTCCTATTACAGAAATATCTGTAGAGGATATTCAGAATAAAGTTGAAAAGTTCCTTTGCAAGAGATGGTTTAGAGTAGGTAAGGCTTACATGCTGTACAGAGAACAACATAAGCATGCAAGGCTTATTAAAGATAAGTTGCAGTATATCCATATATATACAGATTCTAATGATTCAGCAACAAATTTATCTAATACTGATGATAATGCTAATTCTAACAATAAGAATGCAGCAACTCTTGAAGGTGAACTTTATAAAGATACTAATAGATTAGTACAGAGAGCTATGATGAAAGAACTTCTTTCTGAAATAAATTCTCCTTATAAAGATCATTATATAAAAGATTTGGAGCATCATATTATTTATCAGCATGATGAGACAGGAGGGTTTAAACCTTATTGCAGTGCTTATAGTCTATATCCTTTACTGGTAGATGGAACTAATAGTGTAGATGGAACAAAAAATCATGCTCCTAAGCATCTTAGTTCTTTTTGTGGACAATTTCAGAATCTTGTATTTCTACTTTCTGCCCAGAAAAAAGGTGCTGGAGCCTATGGGGAATTTTTCAATTTCTTCTCTTACTTCTGTGAAAAAGAGTGGGGAGAGAAATATTATGAAAAAGCTGATGTAATTATTACTAATGAACATTGTCTTGAACAAAAAACTATAGGTTCTGTAATAGACCAGTATTTTCAGTCTGTAACTCATTATCTTAATCAGCCAGCTGGTAATAGAGGATATCAATCTCCATTTACTAATTTTAATGTATTTGATAGTTATTATTGGCATACAATGTTTGATGATTTCTATTTTCCAGATGGTTCTCAACCTCATTGGGAAGCTGTAAATTGGCTACAGAAGAGATATATGAAATGGTTGAATAAAGAGAGAACAAAGACTTTATTGACATTTCCTGTAATGACAGTGTGTTGTCTTACAGATGGTAAAGATGTTCTGGATAAAGAATATAAGAATTTTGTCACTACTCAATGGGCAGAGGGAGATTCATTCTTCTTATATCTTTCAGAAAATGCTGACAGTATATCTTCTTGCTGTAGACTTAGAAATGAAATAACTGAAAATACATTCTCTTCTACTACTGGATTAACAGGAGTGCAGACTGGTAGCTGTAATGTAATGACTCTCAATCTCAGTAGGATAGTGCAGGATTGGTTTAAAACACTCCCTAATTATAAGGAACATATCTCAACTTTCTCCCATAGGAGTACATTACCTCCAGATTTTATATTTGAAAAGGAATCTTCAGATTCTTTGCAAAAATATATTGAAGATATTCTTGATAGGGTGTACGATTATCAGAAGGCTTATAAGACAGGTCTATATAAGATGGATAAACAAGATATGTTCCCACAAACTAAAGCTGGCTACATCAATTTTGATAAATTATATTGTACAATAGGTGTAAATGGTATTAATGAAGCAGCATCATTTCTTGGTTTTATTGTAGGTAATAATAAAGAATATATGGACTTTGCATCATGGATTCTTGGTGTCATTAAGCAATATAACAAGCAGCATTCTGAAAAGAAGTTTAAGTATAACTTAGAGCTTGTACCAGCAGAAAGTTTAGGGGTTAAAAATTATAATTGGGATAAAAAAGATGGTTACTGGGTAGTTGAAAATGAGAACCTTTATAATTCATATATCTATAATGCCCATGATGATACATCTGTTCTTGACAAAATTGCAATGCAAGGAGGAAATATAGCCAAATCTATTGATGGTGGTTATTGATTGGCTACCTATTTACAGTAATGTAAATATAAACAACCCTGTGAACCTGCTAAAGGGTGTCTTAATTTAATTAAGGCTAACGGTAAACGCCTGAGATGGTAATACCGTGCTAAGTGCAGAAATGCAAAAGTGTAACGACTATTCCTGATGAGTGTAAGGAAGTAGAATTGGAGATTAGCACCAGTTCAAAGTGCAGGGCATCCTTTAAGGATGAAGAGATAGTCTAGTCCCTAAATATATAAGAGCCTAAAAATTAATATATTATGGGAAAATGTGATATTTGTGGTAGAGAACAGAATAAACTACATACATTAAAGCAATTACATTTATGTAATAAACATTATAGTCAATACCAACAACATGGTAAGTTCTTAGACAATAACCCAAGAACAACTTATGACTTGAATGATATTATCAGTGATGGAAATATTGCTAAGATAATTTTAAGAGATGCAAGTCAAAATATTATAGGTGAAGCTATTATTGACAAAGAAGATGTTGTTAAGGTAAAACCCTATAAGTGGAGACTAAAAAAGGAGGTACAGAGAGAAGCAAGTGTAATGGTGTTTATACAGGCAATGCTAAAAACTCAAAATGTATTTCTTTGCATAGATTTTTAATGAACTGTCCTAAAAATATGTATGTAGATCATATTAATGGAAATAGATTTGATAACAGAAAAAGTAATTTAAGAATATGTACTAATCAAGAAAATAATTTTAATAGAACTGCCCAAGATAATAATACATCAGGTTCTAAAGGAGTTTGGTTTGATAAATATAGAAGCAAATGGGCTGCTGAGATTAAGTATAACAATAAGAAAATTTACATAGGAAGATATGAAGACAAAGATACAGCAATATTTAGTAGGCTTTATGCAGAGAAACTACTGTTTAAAGAATATATGCCAAAAGAAAGCCAGGAAATATTGAATAATATCAATATAAATTTACAAGTTAAGGACAAGCTAATACAATCGGTAAACAACAAATTAAAACAGAAGGCTCTTATATAACCGATAAATATAGGAAATTAAACCTAGGGTATAAAACGCAAGCTAGTCACCTTAACTTGGAAGATAATCTTTCTAAAGAACAATATACAAAACTTCTTGAATATGCTGTACAAGTAGGTAATAGTTATATTACATTTAATGTGCCACAAACCCAGTGTGATGATTGTGGATTTATAGCAAAACATCCTTTTGAAAAATGCCCTAAATGTGGTAGTATCCATACTACTATGTGGACAAGGATAATTGGATATTTAAGACCTATAAAATCTTGGTCTGAAGCAAGGCAATCAGAAGGGTATCTTAGAACATTTAGTAAAAAAGAAGATGTATGCTAAAATACTTATATACTAAAGAGGTATTTGCAGAAGTACCAGGGGAAATATCCCTTGGTATTTCTATCTCTGGATGTCCTATACACTGTAAAGGATGTCATTCAAGGGAATTATGGGAATATAAGGGAACACCTCTTACTATAGATGAGTTGGATAAGCTATTAAATAAGCATAAGGGAATTACATGTCTCTGCTTACTTGGTGGAGAGGGAGATATAGATTCTCTTACAGAACTATTCCAATATGCTTATAAGAAAGTAAAGACTGCATGGTATTGTGGTTTAGACTTAATTCCTAAAAATAAATTAGGTATTATACAATACTTGGATTTTCTGAAACTTGGACATTATGACCAAGAATTAGGAGCTTTGGATTCTCTTATAACCAATCAAAGATTCTTTAAGATAGAACATAAGAGTAATGGAGAATATAATAAAATAGATTGGACATATAAATTTAACACAAAAGATAAAAATGAAGATTAAAATATTGGAGAAAAGTGAAGGCTGTATGCCAGAGATTATTAAAGTAGGTGATTGGATAGATTTATATACTGCTGAAGACTATACTTTCAAATGTCCTCATGCAAAGATGCTCCATAAAAAGAAGAATAAAGAAGAGGATAGTACTGAAAGATTTAGAGATGTAATATTCACTTATGGTCTTATAGACCTTGGTGTAGCTATGCAGATACCTGATGGCTATGAAGCATATCTATTACCTCGCAGTTCTACTTTTAAGAAGTTTGGTATTATGCAAACTAACTCTGAAGGCATCCTGGACAACAGCTACTGTGGAAATGATGATATATGGAAAATGCCTGTAATAGCAACAAGAAATATTACTATTCCTAAAGGAACTCCTATATGTCAATTCAGAATACAGCTATCTCAAAAAGCTACTGTATGGCAGAAAATCAAGTGGTTGTTTTCTTCAAAGGTAGAATTACAGAAAGTAGACTCTCTTGCTAATGAAAATAGAGGAGGGTTTGGTACTGGTTCTGATAAATATAGAACAAAATAAAAATAATTTAAGCTTTGTACATTATCCTATAAAGGATAATGTTCAAGGCTATAACATTAAAAATAAAACAATATGAAAATAGCAGTCTTAGATTATTGTACAGGTGAAATTATTATTAGAGATATTCCTAATAACCTTGAAGATCTTGATGGTGATGATATTTGTACTAAAATGGGATTTAAACAAAGTAATGTATCATATATGATAATTACTGATATTCTTCCTATTGATATTTGTACTGAGAACTGTAAAATAAACTTAACTTTAAATTAAAAAAACAATATGATTAAGAAATTTATAAACAAAATATTTAATATTCATCCTGATGCAATGTCATTTCAAAACAGTATTGACCTTGCAGAACTTCCTGTAGTAACATTCTATCAAGGAAATAAAAAGATAAATCTTCTTCTTGATACAGGTTCCAATAATTGTGTTATAGACAAGAAGTTCTTGAAGAGTATTAAACATGAAATGCTTGATTGCAGTACCAATATATTTGGTCTTGAAGGCAATGCACAGAAGTCAAATGTATGTACAATCAAGATGTCTTATAAAGGCAGAGAATATGAATACCCTTATGTAGTGCAGGATATGAGTGTTGCTTTTGGGTCTATTAAGAAAGATACAGGAGTTACTATTCATGGAATGCTTGGTTCAAAGTTCTTCAATGAGTTCAAGTATGTCCTTGACTTTGATGAACTGATAGCTTATAGTAAGGCATGATATATTTAGTAACTGGTAATCAGCAACTATTTGAAAGTGAAGTGTATAAAGTAATTTCTGTAGAAGAGTCTCTTAATATAATGAAAGACTGGAATATAGTGCAGTGTGATACAGAAACTACAGGTACATTTGCTAAGTTAGATAAATTGCTGTGTGCTCAATTTGGTAATAAAGATAAGACTGTTCAAATAGTTGTTGACTGTTCAACCATTAATATAAAGTATTATAAGGAAATTATGGAGAGTAAATTCCTTATATTTCAGAATGGTAAGTTTGACTTGCAGTTCTTCTACAATCATAATATAATTCCAAGGAGAATATATGATACTATGATTGTAGAACAACTTCTTCATCTTGGCTATCCTAGTGGTAGTATATCTTATAGTCTTCATGCTATAGCAGAAAGAAGACTAAACATTAATATAGATAAGACTGTTAGAGGTCAGATTATATGGAGAGGTCTGGACGAAAAGGTGATAGAATATGCAGGAAATGATGTTGTCTGGCTTTATGATATTATGAAATCTCAGATAGCAGACTGCAAGAAGCAAGGGTGTATGGTGGGAGCTAAATTAGAGTGTGATTTTGTCCCTGTAATAGCATATCTTGAATGGTGTGGTATAAAGCTTAATGCTGATAAATGGAAAGCTAAGATGAAGAAAGACCAGGAAAATCTTGATACTGCTGTAAAGGAATTAAATGCTTTTGTAATCAGAACTCCTTCTTTAAAACAATTTACTTTTGTAGACAGACAAGGAGATTTGTTTAGTGGCTTTAATCTTGAACCTCAAGTTACTATTAATTGGTCATCTTCTCAACAGGTAGTTAAAGTGGCTAAGATTCTTGGATTTAATACTACAGTACAGGATAAAAAGACAGGAGAAGATAAAGATAGTGTACTTGAAAAAGCTTTAAAAGGACAGAAAGGTATTAATGATGAATTTTTAAAAATTTATTTTAGTTATCAGGAATATGCTAAGGTCGTATCTTCTTTTGGTCAAAGTCATTTAAATGCTATATGCCCTACAGATGGAAGAATACATACTATATATAAACAACTTGGTGCAACATCAGGTAGAATGTCTTGTGGTTCTCAGCAGCCTAATGAAACACTAGCAAAGATTAAAAAAATAAAACCTTCAGAATGTAAATACCCTAATATACAACAGCTTCCTGCTGATGAACCTACAAGAGCATCTTTTGTAGCCGATAAAGGAAATTTAATGGTAGATTGTGATTATAGTGCTCTTGAAAGTAGATTAGGGGCAGATATATATAATGAGAAATCTATGCAAGATGAGTTTCTTTATGGCAGTGGAGATATACATTCTCTATGTGCTAAAATGGTATTTCATGAAGAACTGAAAGATATAGATGTTAAAGATATAAAACATAAAAGACCTGATTTAAGAAAACTTGTTAAACCTATTGAGTTTTCTCAACAATTTGGTGGATCAGAATATGCCATTATGTCTTCATTAGGATGTTCATTAGAAGAAGCCACAAAGTTTAAGAAGGCTTATGATTCTGGTTTTAGTGGTATAGCAAAATTCAAAGAAAAAGGCTCTCAGTTTGTGAGGTCTCATGGATATGTTTTAATGAATCCCATAACAGGGCATAAGATGTATTGGTGGGATTGGAAACATTGGAAAGAAGTTCAAGATAGTTTTACTCCTGAGTTTTGGGAAGAATATAAAGCTTATCATAAAGGTACTGGAGATAATATAGAGCAGGAAGTAAAGCAACATTTTAAAGCTGCCTCTAAATGGGATAGAATGGCATTAAATGCTCCTACTCAAAATACAGGAGTTGATATTCTTAAAACTGCCGCAACAGAATTATTTAATTGGATAGTAGATAATAATTACTTTGGAAAAATATTATTATGTGCATTAGTACATGATGAGCAATTACTTGAATTTCCTGAAGAACTTAAAGACACTTTCCCTAAGTTACTGGAAGATATAATGCTTAAAGCTGCTGCAAAGTTTTGTAAGTCTGTTCCTATACCAGCAGAAGCAGAAGTATCAGATCATTGGGTACATTAAATATACATTAATATTATATAATTATGGCACAGAAAATAGGTTATGTAGTTTCAGAAGAAACAAAGCAGAAAATAAGTAAAGCAAGAAGAGGACGTTCCTATATTACAGAAGAGGGTAAAAAGCGTGTAGCTGCTTCAAAGCAAAAGAAAGTATTACTAGGTAATAAAGTATATGATTCTATCAAAGAAGCTGCTGATGCTATAGGATATTCTTCTAATAGCTTATCAAGAGCTGCAAGTAATAAATGGAATATTCCTGTTAAATTTTATACTGAAAATGAAAAATAAAATTATGGAACTTATAAGAACAATAAGGGAAAAACAAAGAACTGCTCGTCAGAATGATATTATACAAGAAGCTCATGATACTATACATCTTGATGACTTTGACGGTAAAATGTTTATTTTCTGTAAAGGTACTCCCCTAATTCCTATAGAAGAAAAACATACTTCAAAAGATATACTTGCCAAACTTGAAAATGTCCGTAAGGGCTATATAAGCTATAAAATGCATCAACTTGATAAAACTAAGTCTAATATATTTTAATAATAAAACATTATGTTTATAGAAGTAAAAGCAAAAGTTTCTTGGGTCATTGACACTAAAATTAAAAAGAAACTGGAAACATATATTATAGATAAGGAAGTATTTGCTGAAGCAGAGTATGAAGTAATGACTCTTCTTACTGCCTATAAAAATGAAGGTACTGTAGAAGACTTTGAGATAACAAGTTTAAAGCAATCTTCTGTAAAAGAAATTATAACTAATTATCAAGGAGATTATAGCTTTATAGCATCCCTTAGATATATGTTTATTCAAGATGATGGGACAGAAAAAGCTATGAAATATAAAACCCTTCTATGGGCTAATAATATTTCTGAAGCTATGTCCCATACCAGAGAACTGACACAGCAAGGTTATGATATGCAAATAGATAGCCTTAAAGAAGTCAATTACACTTACTTAAATTCTGAAGACAATGAAACATCAGACACAGAAAATTAATTCTCAGGAAGAACTTGATTCTTTATTGAACAATATTCAAGAAGGAGATTCCCTTGACTGTTTTGTTCAACTTAATTATGGTTTAAGAGGAAGTAAAGCAATCTCCTCTCTTGATAATGGAGATTACTATATTCTTAATGAAGTAGATGACTCAGAAGAGATTATAGAACATGACAAACTTATGGATTCTTTTATAGGAAAAGCTATGAAAGATGGAGCATTATATAAATGGTAATATGTATAGGATAAGTAAAGTAAAAAGAAATATAGAATATCTTATAAGCCTTACTAAAACAATACAGGAAGATAAAGACAAGCTGTCAAATAATTATGTTCTTGATTGCTATAAAAATAAACTTGAAGAGATGAAAAAGGATATTGAAGAACTTGATAAGTTTATAATTTTTGATAAGGCTACTAGAAAAAAACAACAACAATGAGCTTAGATTTATATATTGAAAGTAAGACTCCAGTACTTCACAGAGGTACTGGAGTTTATATTAGAGAGAATGGTGGAACTAAAGAATTAATAACTAAGGAAGAAGTTTTAAAATATTTTCCTAATGTTAATGCTAATGATATAAAGGAAACTTCTTATGAAGATAATACATATTTTCACATAAATATTACTCATAATCTTACAGATATGGCTTCTCAGTGTAGAATAATAGGTTCTTCTAACTACAACTCTGATGAAGATAGTGCTGTTGTAACTCTTTATGATTTACTTTGGCATCCAAAAGATAACCTTAACATTGAAACTCCTACAATGGATTATGTATTGGATATTGTATCCTGTTATAAAACATTATTGAATAACCCTGATACATTTAAAAAATATAATCCTGATAATGGTTGGGGAAGTTATGAACAACTTATAGGAAAAACTAAGGAGTTCATTGCTGCTCTTATTAAAATCTCTGATAATTTTGAAAATTATACAATTATAGCAGATACTTAAAACAGAATTAATATGGGAATAGAAACAGCAAAGACAATGTTGAAGGTAGGTATCAAAACCTTTGATAGTGAATTTTTTAAAGATTTTCTTAAAACCGTATTAAAAGAATTGGAGGAAGAAAATGACGGGTAATTATCCATTGATGACTCAATCAGAAGAAGAAAGGGCACCTTTTAATGAAGATGTTCGTATGCCTAAGAAAGTAAAGGTAACAGTGTCTATAACCCTTAGTAAAACAGTAGACATAGAAGTTTCAGACTATACTACTGAAGATGAGGTAGATGAAGATGGAAACCATACTACTATTTATAACTTTCCAGAATATGTTTTAAAACAAGCTGTAGAAGACCAAATAACTCTTCCTAATGAAGCCTTTGATAAATTACATCATGCTGTATTTCTTACAGAAGATTATAAAGCAAGAGAATCCATGGAAGATTTAAAAGATTGGTGTGTAGATGATTTTGAAGTAGTTGAAGAATAAAAAAAAAATAATTATGATTACCAATATAACAATAACCTTTAACAATGAAGATATTATATATTCTATGCAGATACCAGAAGTAGATAATAATATCCCTTATAACCTTGCAGAGGTATTTTCGGAATTAATTAAGCAAACAGGGGCTAATTCTAATATAGTGATAGAACAATTAATATATGAGTTTAATTATAAGGAAGAAAAACAATTATGATTAATGATGATTTAATAGCAGCAACTGCACGAGGATATTGTGAAGCAACTTATGGTACTTTGACAGACCATCCTTTTATTGCTGAAGGTTTTAGACAAGGTGCTAAATGGGCACAGAAAGAGTTTGTAAAAAGCCTGTGGCATCCTGCTAAGGAAGAGCCGAAAGAAAAAGACAAAATGTTAATGGTAGAAGTAGGCAAAAATAAAAAGGAGTACGTTCATTTTAAGAGAAATCAAGGATGTCTATTTGGAGGATGGAAACATTATGTCAACATGGTTGATGTTACTCGTTGGCTCTACATTGATGACCTATTACCGAAGAAAGGCGATGAAAAATGAAAGAATATAAGGTCGGAGAAAAGATAATCCTTGAAGTGCAGGAGCAAGGTGATTGCCAAGAATGTTTTTTCAATGTTGAGGGGACATGTTACGCTCCCACAACGATAATGTGTTGTGATGGACGGACAGATAACAAGAATGTAGCGTTTATTGAAACGAAAGGAGGTGAGAAATGAACATCTACACAACAATAATCATCTTAGCAATAATCATAGCTATATGCTATTTGGCTACCCTCTATGTTGGTGTACGCAGATATGGTATAGATAAAAATATACCCACAGAAATCCTTGATGAACTAATGGACATACGGAACTCTTTGTGGTATATAGAAAAGAATATAAAGGATGAACGTCCAAAGCCCACGAAAGATTAAAAACATTCAAGTAGGCAATATAGCCTACAAAGTAATTAACGGATTTACAGAAAGGATAAACAATGAAAGTGCGCAAGAGAAAGAAAATTAAAGGAATAAGGTGTTCACATTGTAAATTCATCATTTCATGGTAACTGATGATCCATTCCCAATGTATAATGATGAGTTTATATGCTCATTAAAAGGTATAAGTATATACAACCCTTATTTCTATGTAGAAAAACTGCCATGCGAGAAGTGTAAAAAAAAGTATACAGTGAGCAAAAAGGCTATAAAAGAAAGTTATCTTTACAATAGAGAAAGGAGGAGGACTAATGGAGTTGGAAGATTTAACCAAAGATGAATTAAAGTTACTTCGAGCAGTTTTGTATAGCCGTTATATTGCAGGTACAGATATTAAGGAGCAGGAAGTAATCGCAAAAACATTAAACATTATACAAGATAAAATTACGAGATTATGACAAGAGAAGAAGCAGCAAAGCTATTGCCTATCTTGCAAGCGTTTGCAGAAGGCAGAGATATAGAGTATTTTGATACAGGCAGTAGTATCTGGAGAAAGTCAATAGACCCTGCATTTGATGAAAGTGTAAATTACCGCATTAAGCCAGAACATAAGTACCGCCCATTCAAGGATGCAGAAGAGTGCTGGAATGAGATGCAGAAACACCAGCCATTTGGGTGGGTGGAAGTGAAAGATGCAGATGAAATCAAGTACACAATTTATTGTACCGTGGGTAATCTTTGTGATTTTGAAGCAGATTTTGA